CAAAGTCAAAAGAAATTAATCCAGGCACCGTATTTAGAAACGGGTACGGCATGTTTGATGTCATCACCCCTCCCTGGAACCTATACGAGCTTGCTAACTACTATGACACTTCATTTGCCAACCACGCAGCTATTGACGCTAAGGTAGAAAACATTGTTGGCCTAGGTTATGATTTTGAGGTTTCTAAGAGAACAATGCTTAGGCTTGAGTCCAACCCAGATGGTGACGCAGTAGAACGTGCTCGAAAAAGATTAGAGAGAGCCAAGATCGAGCTTCGTGACTGGGTCGAGAATCTTAATGACGACGACTCGTTTACTAACACAATGATGAAGTTCTACACAGATGTTCAGGCAACTGGTAACGGATACCTTGAAGTTGGTAGGACTGTAAATGGAGAGATCGGCTATCTCGGTCACATTCCAGCAACTACAATGCGTGTCCGTAGACTTAAGGACGGTTACGTTCAAATTATTGGTCAGAAGGTTGTTTACTTCCGCAACTTTGGTGCAACAAATAAAAACCCAATCACTACTGACCCACGACCAAACGAGATTATTCACTTTAAAGAATACTCTCCTTTGAACACATTCTATGGTATCCCCGATATCATGTCTGCCATTACGTCTGTTCACGGTGATCAGCTTGCTTCTCAGTACAACATTGACTACTTCAGCAACAAGGCAGTGCCTCGTTATGTTGTAACCCTTAAGGGTGCAAAGCTTTCCGCAGATGCAGAAGACAAGATGTTTAGATTCTTGCAGACTAACCTAAAGGGGCAGTCACATAGAACCTTGTACATCCCGCTACCTGGCGACTCTGATGGGAACAAGGTAGAGTTTAAGATGGAGCCAATCGAAAACGGTATTCAGGAAGCATCATTCCGCGAGTACTCTAAACAAAACAGAGACAATGTTTTGATGGCACACCAGGTACCACTATCAAAAATCGGTGGTGCAGATTCTTCTAACATTGCTGCAGCCCTAGCACAAGACCGTACTTTTAAGGAACAGGTTGCTAGACCAGCTCAGAAGAGTATTGAAAAAATTATTAATAAAATTGTTCGTGAAAAAACTGACATTATTGAATTCAAGTTTAACGAACTGACCCTGACAGATGAGATTGCACAGTCACAAATTCTAGAACGTTACGTAAAGAATCAGATCATGGTTCCAAACGAAGCAAGAGAAATTTTAGGTTTGCCACAGCGACAAGACGGCGATAGTCCATTCGAGCTGACTGGCAGAAGGGCTACTGATGCTATTGCTAACCAGCAGGGCAACAGGGCAAGAGATGCTGAGCGTAGTAATAACCAATCAGATAGCCCAAGCACGATCTCTGGCAGAAACGCACAGGGTGAGGGCAGATCTTCACAATAAGTAACATTTTTGTAAAGATTATAAAAAGGTGCTATAATTAGGATAGTATGACTATGTTTAAAGCCCATTGGAATACGGAAGGCGATGCCGTTCGCCTTTCGATGCCATTCAATAAAGTTGATGAAGAGAGACGTATGGTCTCTGGTTTTGCGACCCTGGATAACGTAGATCGTCAGAATGACATTGTTACCCAGGACGCTTCTCTTAAAGCATTTGAAAAGTTTCGCGGTAACATTCGTGAGATGCACCAGCCTACAGCTGTTGGTAAAATGGTTAACTTTAAGCAGGACAAGTACTTTGATCCAGAATCAAAGAAATTCTATAGCGGTGTTTATGTTTCCGCATATGTATCTAAGGGTGCACAGGACACTTGGGAAAAGGTTCTGGACGGCACTCTTTCTGGTTTTTCAATTGGTGGTAAGATGAATGACTGGGACGATGCATACGACGAGAAGATGGATGCACAGATCAGAGTAATCAAAGATTACGATTTAGTAGAGCTTTCACTTGTCGATTCCCCAGCAAACCAATTTGCCAGCATCCTTTCTGTAGAGAAGGTTGATGGAGTAGACGTTATCAAAGGTGATGGCGTCGAGACAGTTCTCGAAAATGTATTTTGGGATGAAGCAAATGGTTTGGTCATGATTTCAGAAAATGAGGTTGAGGTCAGCCCAGCTTCTGGAAACCCAATGGCCAATATTGGATTTGTCGAGAAAAACGACAATGAAAAACAGGACATGGTAAAGTTCTTGGTTGATAGTGCTAAAGGCATTAACACTAAGATAACAAAGGAGGTAAGTCCTATGACTGATGAAACCACAGAAATCGTCGAGAAGGCTGATGAAGCTGTAATCGAAGAGATCGTAGAAAAATCAGATGAGGTCGCTCCAGAGGCAGATGCCGCAGCTGAAAGCGAAGCTGCTGACGAAGCTGAGGCCGTAGAGGCTGACGTTGAGAAGGCAGACGATGCTGAAGCAGAGGTTGAGGTTGAAAAGGCCGAAACTACTGATGACGCTGAAGCAGTCGAAAAGGCTGACGAGGTTGTCGAAGAAGCTGCTGAAGTGTCTAAGTCAGATGAAGTTGCTGTTGACGCAGTTGCCGATATCAAAGACACAATTACATCAGCCTTTAGCGATCTAGCAGATACCGTCAAAGCATTACATGCCGAGGTAGATGCACTAAAGAAGTCAATTACTGGAGTATCCGAGGAAGTCTCTGCAGCCAAGCAGGAGATTTCAGAAACAAAGGGCCAGTTTGATGAGTTTGGAAAGAGAGTCGATGCTGTAGAGCACGACACCGCTTTCCGCAAGTCTGGCGATCTAGGCGAGATCGTGCAGGAAGAGCCAGAAATGGTTCAAAAATCCCTATGGGGCGGTCGTTTCCTCAAAACTGCCGACTTATTTAATTAAGTAAATCACTTAGGAGGTGACAAATGTCGGAAGAAATCAAGAAGAACCAGCCTTCAGAGGCTGGCGAGCTAGGAGACCCAAATCCTGGTAACTTCCAAGCCCAGGGTGGATTCGCATCTGGTGGTGTTGGAGGAGTAACAGATCCAGGTGCTTCTACTCTTGGTAACATTCCTACCGCCGAGTTCGGTGTAGCTACTGGTCCAAACGCAGTAAACCCTTCGGGTGATGCAGCTAGTGGTATTCTCCGTCCCGAGCAAGCACGTCGTTTTATCGACTACGTGTGGGATGGCACTGTTCTCGCCAAGGATGGTCGTCGCGTAACTATGCGAGCCAACACAATGGAACTCGAGAAGGTAAATGTCGGGGAGCGTGTTATTCGCGCTGCCGCTCAAGGTATTGGTGACTACACCAACACTGGAGCAACTTTCAGCAAGGTCGAATTGACTACAAAGAAAATTCGTCTCGACTGGGAGGTTTCGGCTGAAGCTCTCGAAGACAACATCGAAGGTGCTGCACTAGAGGACCACTTGGTTCGTCTAATGACCAACGCCTTTGCTAACGATATCGAAGACCTAGCCATTAATGGTGACGGTACAACAGGTAACTTCCTCTCCATCATGGACGGGTTTGTTAACAAGGCTACAAGCGGAGACGCTCACGAGTCTGTTGTAACTGTTACTAACGATGAATGGGCTCCTAGCGTTATGCAAGACATTATTCTAGCTATGCCACGTAAGTACCGTGCACTTAAGAACAACCTTAAGTTCTACGCTGGTACTGACGCATTCCAGGGTATTGTCAAGAACAACGGTACTCTATCTGACGCTATCGCTGAAGCCCTTGGCTCCAACGGTAACACCCAGGCCAACACTCAGTCATACCTTGACGGTGCTGGTCAGACATTCGGCGGTGCTCGCACCACCCGTGTCTTGGGTATTGACGTCATGGAGGTTCCTTACTACCCAGCTGGTTATGTAGACCTTACATTCCCTGCTAACCGTATTTGGGGCTTCCAGCGCGACATCACGGTCAACCGTGAATATGTTGCAAAGAAAGACACCGTCGAGTACACTGTATTCGTTCGTTTCGGCATCCAGTGGGAGGAAGAGGACGCTATTGCATACGCTGATGCAGCAGCAGACGCTTCTTAATCACTAGATCATTAGTTGGGGGCAGGGGTTAATTCCTCTGCCCCCTTCTAATTTATTCTGTTATAATATAGAGGGAGGAACATATGTCGTCAGAAAAAATTTCACCAGCTATGCTATCAGTTGGTGAGCCAGTCATTTCAAAAGAGATGGCAGAAGCTGCAAAAGAATATTTAAATAATGTAAAGATTTCCGAGGGCTCGGAAGACTCTACTGCTATTACAGCACCCAATAAACCTGGTAAGGGTGGAAAAGTAAAGTCTTCTTTGGGGGGAGTAGCCAATGGTGATACTATTGGTTTGGTAGACGAAAAGCCTACCAAAAAGCCAACCGCTAAAGCGGGGCCAAAAAAGGCAACCGTTGCCATTTATTCAGAACGCAATATGCGATGGAATGAAGTGGGAGAGATTTCAAAGGGGTATAACATTGTATCTTCAGAAGCGGCTGAGAAGTGGCTAACACGTAAGCATGTGAGAGAGGCTACGCCAGAAGAGGTTGCTTCAGAATACGGAGCATAACATATGGAAATACTAAGACTTTCTACAAGTCAGCCACAGGCTACGATTGAAGTAACTGATCCAAGTACCGAGTATGGTTACACGATCTTAGATCTAGCAGATGCCTCAACTACCACTGGCAACGTCACTTCAGACGTAAACTCAGAAGTAACCCTAACCTTTTCCTCTGACTATGATGCAGAGTACATGGTAACTATTGATGGCTCTGAACATTTCTTTACTGTAGTTAGGCCATATATTAACCCCAGCGATATTGCACCAGCTGGTGAGCTAGACGCTTACACCAGACACGAAGAGCTGGCACGAGCGATTATTGACTCGGTAGTCATCGAAGGATTTTATTACAAGAAAAAGGTAATTGAAACAGTAGGTTTGGGTGCCGACTACCTTCCACTATGGGACAGAGTAAGAAAGCTTAACAAGTTGTACGAAAACAACACGCTTGTTTACGATGCCTCAGACCCCACAGCATATTCCATTAACTATAAGCTGACAGAAGACAAGACTGCAATTACAATTGACTATGATGGTCTGTACAATAGATCAGAAAGTGCAGACCTTATCGTTCCACAGGCTATGTCTGATCTTTGGGACATGAAGTTTGGTTATCGTGGCTTTGCTAAAACATTTGACTATGCTCTGCACGTTGAGGTGGGGTATAAAAAGGTTCCTTCAGAAATTGCAAGAGCCGCAGAGATGCTAGTTGACGACATTGCTTGTGGAAAGCTAGAGTATGTTGAAAGGTATATTAAAGACTACAATACTGATCAATACAAGATTAGGTTTGACGGCAGGGTGTTCGAGGGCACTGGCAACATGATTGTAGATAAGATTCTTTCTAAGTATGCCAAGTCAATTCGTATTATCGGAGTTTTATAATGACAAATTGCGATGTGCCAAACATTCAGTTTCCTATGCTTGCGGATATTTATTATCCAGTAGTTTCTCAGGATGCTTATGGGCAAATCGCAAAAGCTTGGACTTTAGATAAAACTGTTATTGGTAGCTTTACTCCTGCGGGATCAGATATTAAAGAAGAGCTTGTTATTAATGTTGACATTAGTCAAGACTCATTAATGATTGGCAGGGTAAAAGTAGATCTTAGATACGCCGATGCCGATGGTGAAGACTATGGACTAACCAATGTTCTTGTTACCAACATTAGAGATAAAGATGGCGTTGTTCTTTACAAAGAAACAGATGGGTCCAGAAGAGGAGAGCCAACACTCTTTGAGCTAGCAACACAGCAACCTTTCGTAAATCCATTTGGAAAAATTGAACACTACAGAATAATCTTGCGTAGATCTGAGAATCAATCGGAGGACCTATGATCACTCTAGATTTTCAGATTGAACAGTTTAAAAAAGATATGAACAACATTGTTGCTTATAGCGAAGGCTTCATGCAAGGGATTGAACGAGGCAAAGAAAAGATGATGTCAAACTTTGCATCTGAAGTAAAAGAGGCACTTAAAGAGTTTATTGACGCTAGTGCCAGGGTAAACCCTAGTGCACTACACCACGTCTATGAATGGAACGAGGCTGGTTCCCCCAAAGCACGACTCTTCGATCTTGATTGCGTTATCAAGAATAATGGTATATCTATTAGCGGAACCTTTACTCAGTCTAAATCAATTAAAGAAGGTTCTAAGGTTCCCTTTTATAATAAAGCATACGTTATGGAAAATGGAATTCCTGTAACAATTTCCCCGACCTATTCTTCCGTCCTTGCCTTTGATGACAATGGACAGCAAGTTTTTACACGTAAACCAATCACTATCGATAACCCTGGCGGTAGAGATACTAAGGGATCGTTTGAAAGAGTGTTTGAGCAATTCTTTAATCAATACTTCACCCAGGCATTCTTGCTTCAAAGCAAGGTGATGCAGCATCTTTCAGTTCCAGATGAATATGCAAAGAACTTGGTTAAGGGTAAAAGATCTGGCAGAGCTGCTGGTATTGCTGCTGGATATCGATGGGTAGCCCAGGCAGGAGTTAAATAATGACAGATACCTTACCAATTTCACATCCTCCAACAATTATTAATGAGTATCTTAAAGATAAGATTGGCGGATACTTTGCTGGATCAGACGACTACGACCTTAAGTTTTTTCCAACTGGTCCAACAAACATTGACGACCTAACGGAAAGCTTTCCAGATGCTGTAGATAATGTATTTGTTGTATACGACAGAATGTTTAGACTTCGCAGAGAAGCCTTCCCTCATATTAAGCAAGAACAAGTGCTTTACTATTTTTATAAAAAAGCCAATGGAATGAAAGAACTTATTGAGACAATTCAGCTTGTTCAGGAACTTATGGACAGGGGAGACGAAACAGCTCAAGAGCTTAACGAATGGGTAAGGCAAAAGTGGATTACTCAGGGTAAGAATACTACGACTAAAAGAAATATCGTAACTGGAGCAGATGAAACCTTCGACGTGATTAGTTTCTATACTGACGACTTTCTTCTTCCATATTTCCACGAATTTAAGATTTTTCAACTAGAAGAGGCCAGAGACATTATTGATTTTGGTACCGCTAGAACCTGGGCTGGTAATAAAATGATTATTAATTATGACTGGCACCACCCAGCATCTAAATAATTATTTTTTTAAAACGGCTGGTATACTTATAGCGAGGAAACGCGCCTACTACTTCAATAGAAAGAAGAGGTGACAACTATGGCATATTCACGCGGATCAAGTGCGAATATCATCGTTGGTGCAGCAGCTTTGTTCACTTACGATGGTGGAACACTTACTGATGCTGACCTGCCAGACGTTGTGGAAGACACTACATTCAAGGATACTCTCCAGGATGACGCAGACTTCCGTAACGTTGGTTACACCATGAACGGTCTTGAGATCGTGTTCCAGCCCGACTTCGGTGAAGTTCAGGTTGACCAGCTACTCGACGTTGCCAAGCTTTACAAGCAGGGTATGCAGGTTAATCTAAACACCGCTTTCGCAGAGTCCACACTCGAGAACCTTTTGTTCGCTGTTGCTGGTAAAGATGCAGATCTTGCCACAGCTGGTGTAGGAGAGTTTGCAGAAGCAAACCCAGTAATGAACATGTCAGCTGGTGACATCGGTGAATGTCCAGTTGAGCGTGGTCTCGTTGCTGTTGGTCCAGGTACAGGTGACTGTGCAATTGGTCAAGGTATTGAGCGTATTTACGTTGCATACCGTGCTCTTTCCATCGAGAGCGTTACCGTTTCGGCTAAGCGTGACGAACCCACTATGTTTGAGGTTTCGTTCCGTTTGCTTCCAAACGATGACGCATCTTACGGTAAGATCGTTGACCGCACACTAGACCTAGTATCATAAGACTACTAACTAGTCATAACTTAATAGAAACAGCCCAGGTTAAACCCCTGGGCTGTTTTGTTTTGCTATAATAATTAGATGGCAACTAAAATTTATGACACAGCGGTAATTGAGCTAATAGACGGAACTGAGCTTGAGATAAGGCCCCTAAAGATTAAATATCTTAGGGAGTTTATGGAAATCTTTGAGCTTATCAAAATAGCCGTTAATGATGAGCAAGCTATTCGGTTGCTAGCTGAATGTGCCAGGGTAACCATGAAACAATTTTATCCAGAAATAAAAACAATTGACGATCTAGAAGATAGCATAGACTTGCCAACTATTTATAAACTCTTGGATATTTCTGCTGGAATTAAAATTGATAATCCAGACGAAGAGGTAAAAAAACAAGCTACTGATAGTGGGTCTACTTGGGAAGACCTTGATTTGGCAGAGCTAGAGTCGGAAGTCTTTTTGCTTGGTATTTGGAAAGACTATGAGGAGCTAGAGCTTTCACTTTCCATGCCAGAGCTTATTGCAACACTGGGCTCCAAGAGAGACTTAGACTATCAAGAAAAGAAATTTATGGCAGCAATGCAGGGGGTAGACCTTGACAAAGAATCTGGAAAAGAAAGCAACGCTTGGGAAGAAATGAAGGCAAGAGTATTTAGTGGTGGACAAACTAACGATCCTAATGATATACTATCTTTTCAGGGTACAAAAGCCGAACAGAACGGATTTGGCCTTGGCATAGGGCTAAAATATGAAAAAATTAATTAGTCTATTATGTTATAATTAATAGTGTTCTTATGAAAGGGAAACAGTAAAATGGCAACGACAAATGAAGCTAAGCAAGTAAAGCTAATTGATGGGACAGAGATTGTTGTAAGACCACTAAAGGTCTCACTACTCAGAGAATTTATGTCCAAGTTTGCAAAGATTGCAGATGTAGCAGAAGATAACGATAAGTCAATGACACTTCTTATGGAGTGTGTACAAATCGCTATGAAGCAGTACAAGCCAGAACTGGCTGATGATGTTAAGACACTGGAAGACAACATTGATCTTCCTACCGTCTACGAAATTGTTGAAGAGGCTTCGGGTATCAACATGACTAACATGGGCAATGTTTTGAACAACGCCTAATAAGTTATTTGAAGGGTGCTCTGAATGGCTGAAACTAATGCCAACATTAACATAAATGCGGATACGTCGCAAGCATTAGCGGCCATCAAAAATCTTCAGAGATCTCTCTCTCAGCTCTACACCAACATGGCAAAGGGCAGTGCTGCTGCCCAAGCCTCTGTTGCTGGATATCAACAAAACTTAGTTAATAGCATTAATGCTACTGGTCAATTTACCGCTAGGCTAACTACGGTAAAAACAACAACTGAAGCATTTACTACTGCCCTGGAGAAAAATAAGCTTTCTCTGGGGCAGTATTTTAAATACGGGACAGCCTCTACCAAACGATTTGGTAAGGTATTCACCTCTGAGTTCAACACTATTGAGAAGGTAGCCAGAGAACGAGTCAAGGATCTTCAGACCCAATACATCAAGATGGGTCGTGACGCTAACGGTGCGATGAAGGCCATTGCCGTAAGGCCAACTACACTTGACATGACTAATCTGGGTACACAGACCGCGATTGCTGCCCAGAAACAACAAATCTTTAATCAACTTATTAAGCAAGGGTCTACCAATCTTCTAAACTGGGGTAAGAATACACAGTGGGCTGGTCGTCAGCTTATGGTTGGTTTTACTATTCCGCTAGCAATTTTTGCTACTCAAGCTGGTAAATCATTTATGCAGCTTGAGCAACAGGCAATTAAGTTTAAGCGTGTATATGGAGATCTGTTTACAACGGGGGCACAGACAGAGCAAGCCCTTAGCGATATGCGTGAGCTTGCTACTGAGTTTACAAAGTTTGGTGTTGCTGTAGAAGAAACAATTGGTCTAGCCTCTACCGTTGCTCAGATGGGTAAAACTGGTGCAGACCTAACCGCACAGGTAACAGAAGCAACAAGGCTTTCAGTGCTTGGTGGTATGAGTCAGGAGGAAGCACTTAATACAACCATTGGTCTTACAAATGCTTTTGGTATTTCAGTTGAAGATCTAACCAACAAGGTCAACTTCCTTAACGCAGCTGAGAACCAAACTATTCTCTCTATTGACGACTTCAACGAAGCAGTTCCTCGTGCTGGTAGTGTTGTTGCACAGCTTGGCGGTAGCGTAGAAGATCTTGCATTCTTCCTAACGGCTATGCGTGAAGGTGGAATTAATGCAGCACAGGGTGCCAACGCTCTAAAGTCATCTCTTGGTCGATTGATTAACCCAACACAAAGAGCAAAAGACGCTTTGAGGGGCTATGGAATTGATGTTACTGGCATTGTTGAGAGAAATACTGGAAATCTTCGTGGCACAATCTTAGAGCTTGCAAATGCACTAGATACCCTTGAGCCACTTGAAAAGGCAAGGGCGATTGAAACTCTGTTTGGTAAGTTCCAGTTTGCTAGAATGTCTACTCTGTTTCAGAATGTTGTTAAGGATGGAAGTCAGGCAGCAACAGTTCTAGAGCTTATCAACAGCAGCTCTTCTGACTTGGCAACAATTGCAGGTAGGGAGCTTGGCAGGGTAGAAGAATCTGCAGCAACAAAGTTTACTGCAGCTCTAGAAAGATTCCAGGCAGCTCTTGCACCGATTGGAGAAGAGTTCTTAAGGCTAGCCACACCAGTTATTGAGTGGGTGACTAACCTTTTGCAAAGATTTAATGATCTTGGCGATGGTGGCAAAAAGTTTATAGTACTTCTTGCTGCCGCTATTGGTGCAGTTGCCCCAGTTCTGCTAATGGTCATAGGTTTGACGGCAAACCTTATCGCTAACTTTATTAAAGGTATCGCAACAATTAATCAGTTCATGCAAAGATTTAGAAATGGAAGTCAGAATCTTGCTGAGCAAACAAGCTACATGAATTCTGAGCAGATTGAATCCGCTGCTATTGCCGCATCCCTTGACCAGGTGCACCAGACTTTGAGCCAAACCTTTACCGTAGAGGCATCGGCACTGGGCAAGCTGACGGCGGCATACGAGAGGGCAAACAATGCTGCCCGTCAATTCAGAGGTCCAATTGTAACTGATGGTGGAAAGACCATGAAGGCTAAGGGTCTTTCTAAGGGTCGTAAGGTTCCTGGTTATGCAGAAGGAGTTGTCTCTGTTCCTGGAAGTGGAAACAAAGATACGGAACCAGCAATGCTTACGCCAGGGGAGGCAGTAATCCCAGCCAAGATGGCTAAAAAGTATGCTCCGCTAATCAATGCAATGATTTCTGGTAACATTCCTGGATTTGCTGGAGGCAAGGGGGTAGCGGGATTTGTTTCTGGTGTTGCTGGTCAAGGTAGAAGTGGCAGATCACAAGCAGCTATTGAGGCGTTCTTGTACAAAGAGCTTGACAGGCTTGGTACAGCAAGCAAAGAAGTGCAACAAGAATTTAAAGAATTTATTACTGGCGTAGCAAATGGAAGCGAAAATCTGACTAAAACTGTGCTAGAAAAAGCACTGAAGGCAAACAAACAACTAATGGCAAAATATCCTAAAGAAGCTGGTAATTTTGCACACGTTGGGGGAAGGGTTGATGTAGCTGCTTCTCAAGTTTCTTCTATTCCTAACATTACTTTGACGCCAGCGGTACAGCAACAAATAGAGGTCTTGTCAAGACATGTTCCAGATCAGGTTATTAGGCTTTACCACGGAATGGGGCAAACTATTACAGGAAGTCTTCAGGCAGCAATGTCAAAGCAGGGTGCAGGTATTAAAGCTCTTACGTCAGACATCGCTTCAAGAGGAATTGAGTCATTCCGTAGTTCTGTTCAGCTTGCTGGAGGAAGCCTTGGCGAATTAGCACCTGGTCTAAAGCAACTACAAAATAATATTAAGATTGGTCTCCAAAAGGCAAGCAAGGCTGGGGCACAGTTTGTTGTTGACACTCAGGAAGATTTGCAAAGAATTAAACAGGCCCAGGGCGACGCCTTTGATCCTAAACTATATGTGGTTTTTGAAGAAATTCAAAGAGAGGCTCTTGAGGGCGTCACAGAAATGCAAGACGAGCTTCGTCAAATTTTTGAAATTGCTGGCAACACTCTTACAGAGCTTAGGTATGACCTAACTAATGAGTCTATAGCAATTTTGCAACAAAGCGAAGAGGGCAGGGCATTGCTAGCGGGGCTGGGAACAACCTCAGAAGGAACTCAAAGAAGGAACCAGAGAGCTGGTGTGAGCGGAGACTTCGAGTCCGTAAGACAATCTACAGCCAAGAGAGAAGAGACTGTTGCTACTAAACAGCAAACAGTGGCAGAGCAATCTCAGACACAAGCAACTAAAGAGTCAACTAAATCAACAGCTAGGTCAGCTGCAGCCACAAAGAATTTTAGTGGCAAGGTGATGGGTGTAACGTTTGGACTTTCTGGGCTTATTGGAACAATGTCCATGTTTGACGGGGTAATTGGAGATACTGCTAGCAAGATGTTCCCATTTGTTAGTGCTATTACGGGAGCTACTATGGCTCTGCAACTTCTTGAGGGGACAGCTTTTAGTAATGCATTTTTAGGAAGATTTAAAGTCTTCCAGCTTGGCTTAATAAGAGCTGCTGTTAGTGTTAAAAAAGTTTCTGGTATTTTTACTAAACTTTTTACTGCAATTAGAATTGGCTTTAGTGCATTTACCAAGTTCCTTGGTATTCCTGGTCTGGTTATTTCTGGATTGGTAGCTTTGGGTGGTATTGCTTGGAAAGTCTACCAGCAGCATGTCGAATATCAGAAGAGTCTTCAGGGGCTTTCCTCTGTAGTTGATATGACTTCAGAAAAGATGGCTGGCTTGGCAGAGCTTGTCGGTGCTAGTAGAACTGGCTCCGTCTTTGAGCAAGATATTAAGGTTGGTTCTGCAGGTATGGATGCCCAGCAATTTGCTGCTGGCGAATCTGCTATTAATCAAGCTGGTGGTTTAGAAGAGTTTAAAGAGCAGTATGAAGATGAGATTAATGCTATTACTAGGGCAACTGGTGACAATGCCGTTTCTGCTTTGCAAGCACTTATCGTTCGTATGTTTGGAGAGGGCTTTACTGCAGATCAGGTAAAGGAAGCTGTTGCAGCTCTTGGAATTGCTAGCGGCAAGCTTGATATTTTTGAGGGTATTGACGTTGAAGCACTTAATCCGTTTGGAGAAGACGGCGGGTTTGATGTAAATGCAATTAGACAATCTGGTCAACAGGCTGCTAACGAGTTTGCAGGTGCGTTTGGAGAGCAGCAGAGGCTTGCTCTTGCTGCTAGTCAAATCTCTACTTATAAAGATGCATTCATGCCTTCTGCTGAAAACATGGATGCCATTATGGCACCACTTAATGAGATTGGTGCTGCAACTTCTAATAGTATCAAGGCTGTTAGCTCTGCCTTTTCTCGTGGAGCTATTGATGCAGATCAATTCGAAAACGGCGTTGACGCAGCTTTGAGCGGTCTTCGAGGAATTGCCGATCAAGAAACTCAAATGCTAGCAGTACAAAACGCGGCAGAGAAGCTGTTCAAGGATTCTGGCGAAGACATGCAAGAGTTCGCCAAGAACATTAAAGACATGGAAGACCTAGAGATCCTTTCTAAAGGCTTGACCCTTGGTTTAGAGGTTGATCCAGAATACGCTGACACAATTGCTCAAGCAAATGTTGAATTAGAAAAGAATGGTACAGTTTCTGAGAAGACTCAGACTAAGCTCAACACGATGAGACGAGAGCAGATTGGTCTTATTAATGAAGCTACAGCTGCAAGAGCACAAGAGCTTGAAGTTACTAAGTTACAAACTGCACAGCAAGAAATTCAAAACATGCAAATTGCCAACGCCGAGTTGGCCGATCAAATTCAAGCATACTATGACCTTGTTGATGCTGGGGTAGATGCTGCAGTAGCCTATAAGATTGTTGGCGATGCAGCCCTTTATGCCACATATCAACAGCTTGGTGCAGCTGGTGCTGCTAATACTGCTAGCACTGACTTTGTAGATTTTATTAACACCGTTAAAGAAGGCCTAGCTCTTGAAAAAGAATTTGCTGGCTTTAGTCCATCATCTTCTGGTGCTAGTGTAGTCGATACAAGTTCATTTGATAGCATTACATCAAGTCTAAGAAACTTTGCCGATGCCCAAGTTAGTGTAACTCAAGGATTTGACGACACGATTAGTGAAGTGCAAAAGTTTATGAGCGTTTCTAATAGGCTTGGCGGTAGCTTTAACGGATTAAACAAACAGCTAAATAGTCTTGGTCTTAATGAAAACCTCATTGAGATGATTGTTGGCATGGACCCAGATGAATATGAAAAGCGTAAGAATGATCTATTCGTATTTGACGATCAAGGTTCTATTGTCGGCATGACTTCTAAGTTGCAGTCTCTTAATGATGCTCTTAACATGGCCACTATTGGAGAATTTATTAATGAACAAAACAACATTACAGTTAGTGTTGGAAACCAGATTACTGCTCTTAGTAGGCTAACTTCGGCTGGTGCAAGCTACGAAGCGGCATATCGTGCAGTACAAAACACTGCTTTAGCTGCAGCTATTGCTACTGCTAAGAGTTCGGCTGAGATTCAGGCTGCTGCCGAGGCAGCTATGCAAGCTCAAGAGATGATGGATAAATTTGAAGAGATTGATGAAGAAGAGCAGCGTAAGAATAGAATCTCTGATGCCGTTAAAGAGCAGAACAAGCAGTTCTCAAACCAAGCTAAGATTATTAATTACATTAACAAGAATAGAAGCAAGCTTTCCGAGGCACAGATTGAAAGTATTCTTTCCGACAAAGACCTACAGGCACTAGTTCTAGAGCCAAGCATTAACCCCAAGGCACTACAAACAGCACTTGACAATGCAAACAAGCAAGCCGAGCTAGAGCTTAAGATTAAAAAGCTTACCACATCTGGACAAGAAGAAATTTTTGAAGAGGGATTCGGCAAGGCAATGGAGTCTTTCAATGTTCAGGAAAACAAGATCGAGCTTGAGTTTGAAGCTAAGATGTCTAAGGACCAATCCATCATCGATGTCGCAGAGCAGGATATTGCCAAGCTTGAGTTTATGCTCGATGACTATGAGGCTGGTCTAGAAGAGATTGATCAGCAAGAGCAAGTTATCAATGATGCATATGACAAGAGGTACGAGGCTCTAGATAAAATTGCTGAAGCTAATGAAAGAATTACACAGCAACAACAAAGCCAGCTCGACATTGCAGATGCTCTATCCCGTGGTGACATTGCAGCTGCAGCTAGAGCAATTCAAGAAGCCAGAGCGGCAGCAGCAGAAGCCTCTGTAGAAGATGAAAGAGCAAGACTCGAAAGGGCACAAGCTTCTCAGGTTGCTGGACTGACCTCCAGAGGTGGTCTGACAAGAGATGAGCTGGACGACAGAGTCAGGGGAATTCAGGAGCAAATCTTCCGCATCGAGGAAGACAGGCTAGAGCCAGCACAAGAGGCAATGCGTCTTGCAGAGATTCAAAAAGAAGCAGACATTGAAGCGCTAGAAGTTTTGGGCAAGACCAAAAAAGAGTGGGAGGCAATCTCACAACGTATTGACGAGGCCAGAATAAACAACTACAAGTTTGTTGATGCAATTAAAGAAGGACTTGATATTGTTGAGAAGCTCATAGACTCACTCAACGGGGGTAGGCCAATTAGTATTCAGCCAGTACCTTCTTCTGGCGGCGGTGGACGTTCTTCCTCTTCCAGTAAGAAGTCTTCTCCAGCTCCTGCTCCAGCTCCTGCTCCAGACCCCCGTCCCAGAGATCCAGATCCTGATCCAAGACCAGCACCGAAGCCAGACGTAAGGGTTTCCACAAAAAACGGAAAGACTATTGTAAGCGTCACCCCGCCACCAGTTAGGGGTGAGCCACCAAATCGCACCAAGACTACAACCTATAGTGCGGAACCACCTAATAGGACTAAAACCTATAGTTCGGGACCACCTAATCAAACTAAAACGCCGCAAAAATATATTTATATTGGTGGTACAAGAATTCCAATTAGCAGTGGTGGACTTGTCCCCAAGTATTCTATGGGGGGATTTGTTCGTAAAGCAATGTCTGGCCCAAGACAGCAGTTTGCAATGGGGGGATTGGTTTCTAATTACCTTAGCACAATGGCTAATGGTGGACAATATATGGGCTCTGACTCTATTCCAGCACTGCTAACTCCTGGTGAATTTGTCATTCGTAGACCAGCCGTTCAGGGCCTGGGCGTTAAGAACCTTGAAAAGCTTAATCGTGGTGAAAATGTTAGCGGTAGCGTGTATAATTATAACTTGAATGTTAATGTTAGATCTGAGTCCGATCCTAACCAGATTGCACGTAGTGTAATGTCTAGCATTCGACAAATTGAGAACAAGAGGATTAGGGACAGCAGGTTCTAATGGTAAACAGTATCTATATGGCTAATAGGCGTAAGTACGCTAGACCACAGGCAATCTTGTTTGCAAACAATCCTGGCATTGTTACCAACGGAGTTATTGCCCCATACGGAGACGAGCTTACAGATTTTATTGTTTTGTCTGATGACAACAGAGACTCTATGAATATGAAAATGGACAGAATTGAAAAAAGAGTTCGTACCGTAAATGGCAGGATGAGATCTTACCATATTGCAGACAAGCTTAACATCGATGTCTCTTGGAACCTGTTGCCATCAAGAGCTTTTAATGTAGATGCATCATTTAATGCAGATGGATTTTTGACAACTGGCGAAGGAATCAATGAAAGGAATTTGAGAAATCCTGGGAATCCAGTTCTTTCAGACGAACTTTTTACAACTGATAAAGGTGCTGGTGGAGTAGAGTTGCTTAGCTGGTATGAAAATAACCAAGGTTCTTTCTGGGTCTACTTGGCTTATGACAATTATAAAAATTTAGAGGGCGAAAGCAAGAGTGGTCTTTTTCAGTATAACGAAGTGGTTGAAATGTATTTTGCCGACTTCCAGTATTCTGTTGAAAAACGTGGCGGTAGCAATTTTGATTTCTGGAATATAAGCTTGAGCCTGGAAGAGGTATAATGTTTGTTAACGATACCCTTCAAAGTCATCTTGAAACATCTTCTACCATAAAGCTAAATTCTGCTGTTATTGCAGAATGGAATATGAATATTGCAGAGAATATTCTAAAGATTGGCAACTATAGGTTTAGGCCACTAAGCACAGACAATCCAGAATACAATTACATCTCTCAGTCGTTTAGCTTACAGGACAATATAAATAGATTCTATACTGACGCCACAGATGCAGATATTGTTATTGACGGCGGGTATGACGATGAAGATAATCCAATTGCCTTTATTAGTAAAAAGGATAAAGAAAAGCTTCTGTATTCTCTAGAAGATTGTTTCGGTAAATTTAGACCAAGATCTGGTATCAACAAGCTTAGGTACTTCGACTCTAAGTTTTCGCACTTTGTTAATCCAGACATGAGCTATAGGCCAAGATACTACATGGCTAGCAAAGATGACACATTTAAATACTGGACCTCATACAGAACAGAGGAAGGTATTGAGCGAGGCGTTGCTAACCAAACACTTAATAACCAACACTACATTGACGATGCAGCTCCGTTTGTTATTTATAACAATGAGGTCCCCGCAAACAGGATTGTTTTTAAGGTTCAAACTCATGTCGGACAAGTAGACCTTGGGCCATTCCAAAGTGATGGATCTATTATTCAAGATCCATTTTACGGAGAGGCAAACAAGGCAGTTCCAGCTAAATGGCAAATGCAGTACCTAGACTCTTCTAACAACTGGATCACTGTAGCTGATTTCAATGAGTCATCAACGAGGTCAGATGGTTCTCCCGTTTTTGGAGATGATGGGTATGTCGAATTATTCTATGGCCTAAAGGTTCCAGAAAAGTATAAGGATAGCTTTGCCGTCCTAAACCAGTACTCTGTTGTTGGATTGCTTCCATCTGCTAGCGGACTGCCAACTGGATCAGCTTATTTGGTGGCTGCAGAAAACGAAGCGGGAACTCTTTACATTGCAGACAATAACGAATACGTAGAGGTAGCGGCAGAATATGGATGGTTCCTAGATACAGAGGATGTTGCCTCTAGTACTAATTTTGTTACAAACTTAACCAATCCTCCTTCTTTTATTAGAGCAAGCAATCAGCAAAAATATTATAGAGAGTTTCAGTACATTAAGGGTCTGAGAGTTGTGGTGGAAACAATGAATGCCTTTGATTCAACCTTAGACCTTATTGAGCTTTCTCCACGACTAACTGTAGATCTTTCAGAAAGAGTTACCCAGTTCAGCATGAGCAAGAACGCTTCCGATCTAGGAGTTAGTGGATTGCCAGTTGGCCAGCTATTGGCTTCTACTGGTTCTATTGAGCTGTTTGATTATGACCAAGCATTTTTTCCAGAAAACACAAATAGTATAATTTCTAGTTTTTTGTCACAAAACATTCAGTTTAAATTCTATGAAATTGTCAACGTTCCCGATAAGGGGTCTTACTATGTTCCAATGAAAACGATGTATTCTGAAGACTTCCCTGCACTAAACAGTAATGACAGAATGGCATCGATGGAGCTAAGAGACTTGTTCTTCTATCTAGAGTCAACACTAGCCCCACAAATACTAATTCAAGACGCATCGGTAAGCTCTGCGGTTGCATTGCTATTAGACTCCATTGGGTTTGCAAACTATTCCTTTAAAAGAAATCCAAATGAAAACGAAGATATCATTCCATATTTCTTTGTAGAGCCAGACGCTTCCGTCGCAGAAGTTCTAAACGATATTGCAAGGTCAACGCAGACAGCAATGTTCTTTGATGAGTTTAATAATTTTGTTATGATGAGTAAAAACTACATTATGCCAACAGAAGAAGAAAGGTCTACAGACATTTCTTTCTACGGAACAAACGACTTGCAAAAAAATGGTATTGTTAGAAATGAATCAATAAACACCAATCTTGCTAATATTTTGGGTATTGCTTCTGTAGATAATAAAATCTATAATGGCGGATCGATTAACTATACAACCAGATCAATTCAAAAACAGTATTCTACAATTAGACAGTTTAGTTTATTAGACAAAGATAAGTCTTGGGTATATAAGCCAGCATTGCTCTGGGAAGTTACTGGCGGCAGCACTACAAAATCTGTTAACGAAGAAGCCTCTACGCAAAGTGATTATGCACTTGCTGCAATTCCAATTAACTCGGACCTCGTGGGCGTAGCACCATCAGTACTTAATGGTAGGATAATTAATAACACCATTGACTTTGGAGATGCTGTATATTACTTGGGAAGATATAAGGGGTACTTCTTTGCCAACGGGGAAATAATCCGCTTTGATGCAGTGCAGTACAACATTCCTGGTCTATCTGCTGACCAAAGGCTCGAAGAGGGCATCGATGATGACAATGTTTGGATCTCTAGTGTTCAAGAATATCAAAAGTATTTTGCAAAAATTCCATTTAATGGAAAGATGTATCCCACTGGACTTGTAAGAATATATGCAGAGCCCAACTATGTAGAAATTCCAGGAGCTGCAGTACTCCACGACGGTGCCGTTGCCCAGCACGGAAGGGGTCAGTTTGGCACAGAACTGGTAGCCCACAGTGCAGGGCTGTCTGACTACTGGACCGATGAGTCAAATCTACGAGGCTGTTTTATGAACTCAAGGTACGCATTCCAAGATCCACAAAACATTGTTGTTGTGGAAAATGCAGAGCTAACATCAAACGATCCAGTAGCAACATTCGTCATTGACTCGCCACAATCTTTATCTGTTGGTCTTTTTGTTCGCAAGGCAACTCTTCCTGGTCAGATCGAACTTGCAGTGCAGCGAAACGAAATCCCAGCTAGGACCGTTATATCTGAAATTGATGCAGACACAAACACAATAACTCTAAGTGCACCGCTAACCGATTTTGACGACAGTGCTGGAACGATATATCTTAATCTAGAATTTTACAGCGATGTTCCAAGCGTAACGCAAGGTGTTGCTGGCCAAGAAAATACTGTTTTAAAAAACAGCATTAGAACTGGACTAATCAAAAACATGTTTAGCGATAGGTTCGTTGAAGAGATTACTAGCAATGTTCTTCAGCCAGGAGCGGTACAGTCGTCAGCTTTTATCTTTAAGGGAAACGTTAGCGGATCAAATAAAAGACCAAACAATTACATCTCTTATGTCTACAAGTCCTTGCAAAGTTCAGAGAAAAGCTTTAAGCACTTTGGAACCAGAATGCGTATTGTTGGCAGGGTAGAAAATAATAGTTATAGAGGACAGTCACCAGAGGGAGCATCAGTTTACTATAATCTAAGCAACATTAAAGCTGGAGAGTCCCCATCAATTTCTGGATCTTCTGGTGGTCTGGGAGTAATGGTAAACCCAGAAACTAATAACGGATACTTCTTTGAAATTCTTTCGCTAGCTCAAACTGGAGCTTCTTCAGAAGATACTCCGTTATATAATATGATTTTTTATAAACTAATGAGAGACCAATCCGCAGCTGACGATTCTGCAGCTGCAATTCCAGTAAGGCTCTGGGCTGGAATTGGCAATATCTTAACTGATACTGGTCAGTTTGCTGGTCAAGCCAGGATGGCAGCAGAAGAGAACCCAACAGTCTATGACCTTGCAGTAGAGTACGAAAACTTTGAAGGTGGAAGAAGATTCTACCTATACGTCAACAATGTCCAGGTAGGCTTTGTTACCGACCTTGACCCACTACCAGTTTACAACAACATGGCCCTATTTGTACGCGGTAACGCTAAGGTAATGTTTGAAAACGTATATGCTCTAGCCGATAACGTAAGCCAAAACACCACATTTAGTTTAGACGCACCAGCAAAGTCTGTCTTTGGTGCAGATCAAATTACTGCAGACAAGGCTTTCCAAAAGTACGCAATGAGCGGATTGATCCAGTCAACCTATCTTAGCGGAATTGGTCAAGACCAGCCTCCAAAATATAATATTTATTTTGAAGAGTTTGGAACAATAATGAGAGAGGCTTCTTATTTTAATATCAGATATGATAAAGCATACCCAGCACTATTGGCTCAGCTTGCCCCAACACCAAATAAGATTAAGGGGTTCACGGTTTCTGGATTTGTTGCTGGCTCCTACGGTGCAGAGTTCCTAATATTTAATAATACAGACACAATTCTAAATCTAGATTCTACTAGTGGTAATTACTTAAGAATTCAGGGCGTAACGTTCACCCAAGAATCACAGCACGAGCTAAGCGTGGACGAATACTTCGAAAAGGTTTCTAACTTTGATCAGAACATATTTAATCTTGAAACCAATGTACAGGCTCCTTTGGTTAGTAGAAAACAATTTGAAGATATTAAACTTAGTAGATTAAGCCAGGGCCAAAAGTCCTTCACTCTTGAATCTCCGTATATTCAGAGCCAGGACGCTGCAGAGGAAATGATGGGGTGGTTCGTAAAGAAAATTATGAAACCACGCAGATCGGTCGGTATTGATCTGTTTGCAAACCCAATGATTCAACTTGGAGATATTGTTAAGATTGATTTTAGTAGCAGCAATGAGTTTAGCGAGATTGCTTCAGAAGATACTAGGTTTGTTGTTTACAGTATTGACTATAAACGTGGCCCACAGGGGCCAGAAATGAAAGTATATCTAAGTGAGGTCAACGCATAATGGTAGGCACAACTAAAGAATATGACCCCAATCGAGACGGCCCCAAGGTCGCTCCAACTCCAGACATACCAAAGAGCAGTAGGCCAACTACCGTAGTATATAAAAAGACAAAACCAGCAACTCCAGATCTTATCAGGTTTAATGAAGTATCTACCTCTGTCTTGCCAACTGAGGTAATGACAAAGCTCTTGTTCGAAAATGTCGGTGCAATTGAATTAATTAACATTGCCAGAAGCGACCTTATTAATGGTCAAAATATTTCTTACAGCCTAATATCCAATAGTTCAATTATCGACCAAACCTACAAGCCCACAAACTTGATTAGAATTCCAGGGTCTATCGAAGAAACATTCAAAAATTTTGGTATTAGATTTGCACCACACGTTCCATCAGTAGGAACGGGTCCATTGCAGTATTACGTTGGTGCTCTTAATGCAGATCCAGGATGTGCTGGATATCCAGTTTTAGATAAAGCAACTGATGAGCTTATCGCTTGCTATCTAACTTATCAAGAGGCCTTGTCTGATCTAGAAAATATCTCTCCACCAAGAGACATTGTCTATAGTGAGCCATCTACTGGAGACGTCGTTGTTGACGTCACCAACATGAAAACAAATGAAAGAGTTCAGATAGAAATTTTGGATACTGGCTCTGTTGAAAATGGTACAATATACTAGGAGGATTTTGTGATTACTAATACTGGAAGAAACATCTTGGCTAAATATCTGCTTGGGCAGGTTCAGTCTTATGCTTCTCATATTGCTATTGGAGTTGGTGCAGAGCCATTGGCAGTAGGAGATCCGTTTCCCAGTTATGCCACAAAAGAGAATTTAGAGTTTGAGGTGTTGCGTGTTCCAATTGTTTCTAGAGGATTTGTGTACGACGACGATGGAAACCCAAACATTGTATTTACTGCAGAAATTCCCAGTGATGAAAGATATGAGATTACTGAAGTTGGAATTTATCCTGGTAGGGTAAATCAGGCAGCTGGTAGCAGATCTAGCAGAACATTATTTACTTTTGGAACAAACGAAAACTGGGAATATCACACAGAGACCGCAGCGGAAGCTATTGAGACAATCGTTTCGCCACTAAACCTAGATCAGCCAGGTGGAACAATCGCCGTAGACAATATTGTTTTTAGAACTAATTCAAACAACACCCTTTTAGATGGACCACTCCGTGTCGGAAGAAACGAAAGGCCTAGATTCTTAAGCAGAACTATGCTATTAAAAAGCAACCTGTCTTGGCTTGAAAGAGATTTTGGAACTGGTGAACTTGTCATTAGAGATGATCCATCAGCATATTACGGATCACACATTCACTACAACGGAATTAGCGTAGGTCTGGATGCCCACTCTCTTGATGACGAGCTGAGGCTAGCATTTTCTGTTATTGATGAAAACGAAACGGCAAATGTTCTGGTAGAAAAAGTTCTTCTGCTTATTGAGTTTGCAAATGCTGACGTTGCAACTCCAACAAATTATGCAAGATTAGAAGTAGAGCTTAATCAGTCTGACCCCGACATTGACTTTGTTAATAATAGATATATTGTTGTTAAGAAAAAGCTTTCAGAGCTGGTTAAGAGTTCTGGGTTTACATGGTCAGCGGTTAACTCTATGAAGGTTTATGCAACAGTATTCGAACAAGGTTTGGCAATCCCATCGGATTCATTCTTTGTTGCCATAGATGGTTTGAGAATTGAGAACACCACATCTAAGAGTCCAGTCTATGGCTTGGTTGGGTACACCGAGATGAAAACAGCTACTGGAAATCCAATTGTCAAAGAGGCAAATACATCTAACACCATTGAGTTTAGGTTTGGGATGGATGTTCTTTAATGGCAACGGTGAGTGGACCCAAAAAGGCAAGGGTAGTTGAACACGATCTTCCATACCCAATCGTATTTGACGATCTAACCTATGGCTATTTAGCAAGATATAGAATTGTTTCTGAGGACCAGAACAGGTTCTCTCACTACTCTCCAACATACACTGTAAACCCCAACTATCTTTTTGAAAGGCCGTCCAATAAGTTAATAAGCGATGTCCTGGTAATTTCTAATGGTCCATATGTAAATGTGGTCTGGGACCCTATTACAATTAAAGACAGAGTTTCTGGGGACGTAGTGCGTAAAGCAATCGAGTATGATCTTTGGCTTCGCTGGGACAAAGATGATGGCGGTGTCTGGGAATTCCAAGAAAGAGTTCAGGGGACCGCTCAAGGCTTTAGAATCCCAGATGACTATACTCTAACCAATGGAACTGTTGTTGCACAGGCACCAAACAAGCTATCTGTCGAAATCTACCTGAGAAGCTCTAACCCTTTTAGGGCTAGTCCAAATCAATACGCCCACCCGCTATTAGTTTTCAAACTAGACGGCGAAAACATTTAGTGTTATAATATCTATAGGAGAATTTATGTCAAAAGTACCTTTGCCAGAACGCGGTCAGCCACTTGACCTAACGTATATTTATCAGATTGCTAATGCCCTGAACGATCTTTCGAATCAGGTCACTTCTTCATCCAATAAATATACCAGTGTGGATACCGTGTCAGCAGCAACCCAGCTAATTAAAACAGCAGACACTCGTATTGTTGCGGGGTATGTTGTTGTAACCAATACTGATAGTAACACAACAGAAAGTGAAGCTACATTTTCTTACAACTTTACAGACTTCCAATATGTTCCAATCGTAACAGCAACCCCAATTCTTGTTGGAGATGTCGCTACTGATGCAAGCAAGGACGTCTCTGTAGTCCTAACTTCTGTTACCACCAACAAGGTTGATGGTGTTGTTCGTTTCAATACTCTTGGCGTCTCCTCAGTCGGCATCAACCTGATTGCCGTCGGCGTACCAGTTTAAATAGGAGAGTCTTAGGTGGATAGAGAGGCATACAACAGTGCACCCGTAATTGTGGGTAGCAAAAGGGTTTGGTTTTTAAATGGAGATCTTGTTCGCAAGCATCACATTAATAGATCAGCTGGCATTGTTTCTGTTTATAATATTACAAAGGATAGGCTAGAAAGTTGTTTCTTAGCAGACTTTAAGAAAAACAGGGAGAGGGCTTACAGTGTTAACGAAACGGCACAGCTTGTAAATCGCCATCGTAAATACTTGCCAAGACTCATGGAGTCTGGTAAAATACCTTATCCAGTAGGTGCCAGCAAAGATGGAAAAACTGCTTTTAGAATTAGATCGTATTACTCTGAATCTATGGTTCATGAAATACGAGACATCTTAGCTTCTATTCACAACGGTAGGCCTCGCAAAGACGGTCTAATTACTAATAGTACTACTCCTACAAAACAGGAGTTGACAAGAAGAATGGGAGATGGTATGCTTACTTATGCAAAGACTCCAGATGGAGATTTTGTTCCACTGTGGACTGAGTCCATTTAACAAGGATATGAGAGAGAGAATGGAAAACGACAAAACTAAGGTAAACGTTACACTGGGTTACACACTTAATTTGGGTAACTTCCAGTCGCTTCGCGTTGACATTGGCGTCGAGGATGCACTTCGAAGTGAAGAGCATGTTGAAGAAGCCTTTACCCGCGTATACAGCTTTGTAGAGAACAAGCTGATTGAAAAAATTAATGAAGCTAAGACTGAAGTTGGTGAATAGTGGCACAACGCAAAGACCGAATGTCTTTGCTCAGTCGCTATGCTAAACACCACACAGCAAAGTATGGGCAAAGACCAGAGCACAATTTAAACAAAGAGCAGTGGGCTGCAGATAATCTTATTGAGTCCTACACTCTTGGTGGATGTTATGATTTATTGGCATACTACTTTGAGGCAGCAGCAAGTCCTACTTGGGGATACTTCGCATACAACGCAGACAACATCGTACAAGCTAAGGCACAGCTTGATCAAGATCAAAGAGAACGTGCAGAACGTCGCAAAATGGCAAGGGAATGGTTAAATGAATAATACAGAATCAAAGGTTATGTCTGCAGTATTGGCAGACAAGCAAGTACACGTTTTGCTACAGGCAAACGTAGACGGTATCTTGCGTACCCATGGTGATATCTGGCAGTTTGTTCGCAACTACTATGAGCAAAACGGTATCGCTCCCCCAACCTCACTAGTTGTTGAAAAGTTTAGAGACTTTACTCCAGTTGATGGAGTGGGGTCAACCAAGCACCACTTAGACGAACTACAGGCAGAATACTTAAACGATAGCCTTAAGGATATCCTAAGAGAGGCAGCTACTGATGTTCAGGGTGGCCTTGGGGGGGAGGTTCTAGAAAACCTAATCACAAAGACTTCTGAGCTAAAGAAGAACACATCTGCAATTAGAGATATTGATGCCACAGACATTGATTCTGCAGTCGCATATTTCCAACAACTTAAAGAGCAACAAGAGCTTGGGCAGGTTGGAATTAAGACTGGGCTTCCAGGGTTTGACAACTATCTGCCATCTGGCATTATGCCAGGACAGCTTGGCGTGTTCTTGGCTTATCCAGGTATTGGTAAGTCATGGCTCTCTCTTTACTTTGCGGTACAGGCTTGGAAGCAGGGCAGGTCTCCAATGGTAGTCAGCCTCGAGATGTCAGAGACAGAGGTTCGCAATAGGACTCTTGCTATTATGGGCGAGGGGTTGTGGTCACACCGAAAGCTTAGCAATGGTGAGATTGAAATTGAAGATCTTAAGCGTTGGCACCAAAACAAGATTGAGGGAAAACCAGAGTTCAAGATTATCTCGAATGATACTGGTGGAGAAATTACGCCTTCTGTATTACGCGGTAAGATCGATCAGTACAAGCCAGACTTTGTTATTGTAGATTACTTGCAGCTTATGAGCCCAAACCAAAAGTCAGACAATGAGACGGTCAGAATGAAGAACCTATCTCGTGAGCTAAAGCTTATGGCGATTTCTGAGGAGGTTCCTATTATTGCAATCTCTTCCGCTACGCCAGATGATGTAAACAAGCTGGACACTGTTCCAACTCTGGGACAGACCGCTTGGTCACGTCAGATTGCATATGACGCCGACTGGGTGCTTGCCTTGGGTCGCGGTACTAATAGCGATGTCATTGAGTGTGTGTTCCGTAAGAACCGTAATGGATTTATGGGTGAGTTCATGGTCCAGGTAGACTTTGACAAAGGCTGGTACAAATACAAGGATCTTGAAGATATGTAGGTATAATAAGTGTATGGAAAACATACACCACAAACCCATCAAAAGGTTTGGATTGGACGGAGTTATTTTAAGTGATTCCGATCTTGTTAGACTGAAGATGGAGTATGTGAAGTTAATATTAAATCAAATGAGAATGTCTGGTTACGTTCCTAGATTTGATATTGACACAGACTTTACAATAAGCTATAATCATAACAAGAAATATTACGAATTTGAACTATCAATATATGCCACATTTGTAGGAAAGAAAAAGAGTCAATGGATATTAGGAATAAACAAAAGTCAAGTAATACACTCTCTGCCGAGCAGACCAAAAGAATCCTTGTTGGGATCGGTCTTGATATCGAAGCCGAAGTAGACACTGACTACATTGTCTTTTGTCCTTTCCACGGCAATCACAGAACTCCAGCTGGTGAAGTAGACAAGGTTCGCGGCACATTCTACTGCTTCTCTTGTCACAAGGTTGCAGACGTTTATGAATTAGTGATGCATGTTTCTCAACGTAGCTACTTCGAATCAGCCAGGTATATCAAAAGCAAAGAAAAGCAAGGCAACATTGCCGATGAGGTTAGCAACAGGCTAGTAGAAAAGCCAGACTATATTCAGTTTGACGAGATTTTAATCCAACGTCTTAACAAACAGGCTTTAGATTCACCAAGGGCTATGACCTATTACAGTGGTCGTAGAATTAGCGAGGACTCTGTTCGTAAGTTTGCCTTAGGCTATTCCGACAAAAGAGACATGGTGACTATCCCAGTCCACTCTCCAGACGGCATGGCTATCGGCTTTGTGGGGCGATCTGTGGAGGGCAAAGACTTTAAGAACACTCCAGGTATGCCTAAATCAAAAACACTTTTTAACTTGCACAGAAACAAATCTTCTAGTAAAATATACGTAGTGGAATCATCTTTTGATGCCATTAGGCTAGAACAGGTTGGCTTTCCAGCAGTGGCAACTCTGGGTGCTAACATTTCTAACATACAAATTGAGCTTCTTCGTAAGTATTTTAATAACATTTATGTTATTGCAGATAATGACGAAGCGGGTGGAAACATGAAAGAGAGAGCGGTCGAAAGGCTGGGGTCTCGTGTTTCTGTAATTAAACTAAATAGTAAATATAAAGATATTGGCGATATGGATGACGAAGATATTAAATCGTTAGATTTTAGTTTTGACAAATCCATAGAGTCCATGCTAAGATAAAACACACAACAAACAATAAGGAGAAAATATGAGCGTAGTAAAGGGACTAGCAAACATTAATGCCCTGCTCGACAAACCAAAGTACGACGAAAGCAAGCCACGAGTAAAGTGGCTAAAGCTAGCCGATGGACAATCAGTCAAGATCCGCTTCATCGAAGAGCTTGACGAAGACTCTGCCAACTACGAAGAAGGCCGTGGCCTTGCTATGGTAGTTAAAGAGCACACCAACCCCAAGGACTTCCGCCGTCGTGCGGTAGATACCATGGAGACAGAGGGCCGCGACTGGGCTGAGGAGATGCACAAAAAGGATCCCAAGGCTGGATGGCGTGGACGACTTCGCTTCTACTGTAACGTAGTTATTGATGATGGTATTGAGGAACCATACGTGGCCATTTGGTCAATGGGTGTTAGCAAGATGTCTGTGTTTAACACCATCCGTGAGTACGCTATTGAGACTGGAAGTATTTCCAATCTTGAGTGGAAGCTAAAGAGGAGTGGGCAGGGTACTGAAACAAGCTACACGCTCATTCCTTCGGTTCCAGACACGGAACCTTTTAACTGGAGTACTGTTGAGCCATACCCAATTGAGATGGCACTCAACAAGATTCCTTACGCAGAACAGGAAGCCTTTTACTTGGGCTTTGACCAACCTGCTGCTTCATCTACCTCTAACCTTGACTGGTAAGAGGTAAGATGTCGTACATTGGCTTACATGTTCATACTCACTACTCACTCTTTGATGGTATCGCCACACCACAGGAGTATGTAGACAGAGCAGCTGAACTGGGTATGACCGCACTAGCGATCACTGACCACGGTTCTCTTTCTGGCCACAGGGAGATGTACAGGGCTGCCGTAGAGAAGGGCATTAAGCCAATTCTAGGCGTGGAGGGCTATATAACCGAAGATAGGTTCGATCAACGCGATCGGGATAGTAGAGAAGGTCCCCTGGATCTTGTTTACAACCATATAGTCCTCCTTGCCAAGAACCAAAAGGGTCTAGAGAATCTCAATAAACTTAATGAGACCGCCTGGACGGAAGGCTTTTATAAAAAGCCACGAATTGATTATGAAGTACTAGAAAAGTATAAAGAGGGAATTATTGTTACCTCTGGTTGTCTCAGTGGCACAGTGTGTAAGGCAATCGAAGCAGGGGAGCTGGCAGAAGCTAAGCGTCAAATTGAGTGGCACTCCAGGGTCTTTGGAGATGACTATTACATCGAGGTAATGCCACACAACCCAGCTGAAATGAATCACCAGCTTCTTGCTCTAGCAGATGAGTTTGGAATCAAAGCAGTAGCTACACCAGATTGTCATCACGCCCACACGGGACAGAAAGAGATTCAAGAACTTAAACTAATTCTTAATACGTATAGCAACAAGATTCAAAAGGATGCTACTTACGAAAAGTCCAAGAAGCATGAGAACCTTAAAGATAGGCTTAACTATCTTTATGGAGAGCGTGACATCAGCTTTGACAACTTTGACATCCACCTTCTGTCGGATGAAGAGATGCGTAGTCAGATGGGATCTCAGGGTATTGATAGAGAAGACATCTACAGGCACACCAATGAGATTGCTGAAAAGGTAGAAGAGTATAAGATTCAGGACCATCTAGACCTACTGCCAGCTCAGTATCAAAATCCTATGCAGGAGCTAGCCAACCTAGCCGTTGAGGGACTAAAGGAACGTGGGGTGTACAAGTCAGAAGGCTACATGGAACGACTCGAAGAAGAGATGGGGATTATTGAGGCTAAGAACTTTGGCCCCTACTTCTTGGTTGTACGCAATATGATTAACTGGGCAAAGAAACAGGGTATCATTGTTGGACCTGGTCGTGGCTCGTCCGCTGGTTCGTTGCTGTGTTATGCACTGGGCATCACTGATATTGATCCACTTAAGCATGGGCTCTTGTTCTTCCGATTTATTAATCCAGAGCGTAATGACTTTCCAGATATTGATACAGACATCCAAGACTCACGTCGTGAAGAGGTTAAAGACTATCTAGTTAGACAGTACCGACACGTAGCTTCTATTGCCACATTCCTGCAGTTTAAGGATAAGGGTGTTGTTCGAGACATTGCAAGGGTGCTGCACATTCCACTAACAGATGTTAACAAAGTTTTGAAAATGGTTGACACTTGGGACGAGTATTGCACCTCAAAGCAGACTTCTTGGTTCCGTGAAAAGTATCCAGAAGTTTTGGAGTATGGAGAACAGCTCCGTGGTCGCATTCGCGGTACTGGAATTCACGCTGCTGGTGTTGTTACATCAAAAGAGCCAATCTTCCGTCACGCACCAATGGAGACACGTAACTCTCCAGGATCTGGTGAGCGTATCCCAGTAGTCGCGGTAGACATGGAAGAGGCTGAGCGTATTGGTCTTATTAAGATCGATGCTCTAGGACTTAAGACCCTAAGTGTTCTTAAGGATGTGCTTACCATTGTTGAAGAAAGACATCAAAAGAAAATTAATTTGTTAGACATTGATACAGAAGATGAAGATGTCTATAGGATGTTGTCAGATGGATTCACAAAGGGCGTATTTCAGTGTGAGGCCACTCCGTATACCAACCTCTTGATTAAGATGGGTGTTAAAAACTTTGACGAGCTTGCAGCTTCCAATGCTCTGGTTCGACCTGGTGCTATGAACACAATTGGAAAAGACTACATTGAGCGTAAACACCGTAGGCAAGGTATTACTTATCACCACGATGTAATGAAGCAGTTTACTGCAGAGACTTTTGGATGCATTTTGTATCAGGAACAAGTTATGCAAGCCTGTGTCGAGCTTGGTGGTATGTCTATGGCAGAGGCCGACAAGGTTCGTAAGATCATCGGTAAGAAGAAAGATGCCAAAGAGTTTGATGTCTTTAAAGACAAGTTCGTAGAGGGTGCCTCTAAGTTTATGGCCCCTAACTTGGCCAAGGAGCTTTGGCACGACTTCGAGGCACACGCTGGGTATTCTTTCAACAAGTCCCACGCCGTGGCATACTCTACATTGTCTTACTGGACAGCATGGCTTAAGTATCACTACCCTATTGAGTTTATGTTTGCATTGCTCAAAAATGAAAAGGACAAGGATACTCGAACAGACTATTTGATTGAGGCTAAGCGTATGAATATTCCAATTCGCTTGCCACACGTAAATGATTCTGACATGGACTTTAAAATTGAGGGCAAGGGGATTCGCTTTGGTCTTTCTGGGATTAAGTTTATTTCAGACAACATTGCTTCTAAGTTTATTGAGGCAAGGCCATTCAACTCATACGCAGAGCTAGAAGAGTTTTCTTTGCGTAAGGGTACTGGTGTAAACAGCAGATCACTACAAGCACTTAGAACCGTGGGTGCTGCGACATTCCCAGACAACCCTCGTAACGACGAGGAAATTAAACAAAACTTATATGAATACTTAAACTTGCCAGAGTTTAACATTACAGTTCCGTCACACTATCACGCCTTTATTTCTGAGGTAAATGATTTTGAAGAAAAGGGCTCCTTTGTTCTAATGGGCATGGTTAAGGGGATCAAGAGAGGTAAGGGGTGGTCTCGTGTCGAGATATTGGACAAGACTGGCTCGGTTGGCATCTTTGATGAGGAGCAAACGTCCATCGAAAGCGGAAAGACTTATATTCTTTTGGCTAGTGATAACAGGATTGTCTCTGCTCTTCCTGCTGACGAGATAAGGGGGTCTGATTCTGCATTAGTTAAGTTCTTAAATTATAAGCAATTGCCTTTTGCAGAAGAAGAAATGTACGTTGTATCTTTTAAGCCTCGAGTTACAAAGGCTGGCAAGAAGATGGCAACGCTAACAGTAGCAGACACGTCTAGGGACCTACACTCTGTTGTTGTGTTCCCAACGACATTTGCTAAAGCATATATGAAAATTCAGGAGGGGAATGCATACAAGTTCTCCTTTGGAAAAACAAAAGATGGGACAGTGATACTAGATGACATACTTGGATGAGACGGCAGATTACCTGCACCAAGTTGCAACAGAAAAAGGCTTCTGGCCAAATGATGTAGATGATATTTTTATTACCAAGCAGTTAATGATGGTTGTGTCAGAGGCTGTAGAGGTGATGGAAGCAATCAGAAAAGACAAAGGCAAGCAAGAGATTGCAGACGAGATGGCGGACATTATCATCCGCACACTTGACTTATACGCTGGTTTAAGGGAGAATGGTTATACAGATATTTCCTTAGACGAGGCATTAGATAAAAAGGTTAACTTTAATAAAACAAGACCAGAGAGGCACGGTGTTAGGTTTTGACAGTAACAATAGAAGAGGCACTAGCTCAGCTAGATCCAAAAATTAGAAAGACACTAAGCAGTGGTGTCGGCATTAGTATTGAGCATCAGCCAACGCCAAGCTTTGGACTTAACAAGGCACTTAATGGTGGCTTGCCATATGGGCGACAGGTTCTTGTCTGGGGCAGTAAGTCAAGTGCTAAGTCATCAATGCTGCTGCAGACTATTGGAATGGCACAGAAAGAAGGAAAGCTGTGTGCCTGGATCGATGCAGAGATGTCCTATTCCGAAGACTGGGCTCAAAAACTTGGGGTAGACACAGAGCAGCTAATCTACTCTCAGGCCCGTACTATTAATGAAATGGTAGACGTTGGCGTAGCTCTAATGGAGGCTGGCGTAGACATGATTGTAGTGGATAGTATTACATCCCTGCTACCTGCAATCTACTTCGACAAGGGCACTGATGACCTTAAGCAGCTAGAAAACACAAAGCAGATTGGTGCAGAGTCTAGAGACTTTAGTAACGCCTGGAAGATGATTAACTATGCTAACAACAAAGTAAAGCCAACATTGTTTGTGCTGATTTCTCAGTCACGTAACAACATCAATGCTATGTATACCAGCCAGCAACCATCTGGTGGGCAAGCCACAAAGTTCTACTCGTCTACAGTAATTAAGCTATTTAGCTCTGAGTCTGACAACCAGGCCATCAAGGGTAAGATTGCAGTGGGGGACAAGCTTATTGAAGAAAAGGTTGGTCGCAAGATCCGCTGGGAGCTTCAGTTCTCTAAGACTTCTCCTGGATTCCAGGCTGGAGAGTATGACTTTTACTTCAGGGGTGACCAGGTAGGCTTAGACGAAATTGCAGATCTTGTAGACACAGCTGAGCTTGCTGGTGTTGTGGAGCGTACTGGTGCCTGGTACCTGCTTCCAGATGGGAATAAGGTTCAGGGTAGAGATGGGTTTATCAATAAGGTAAAAGAAGACGAAGCACTCTACAATCAAATCAAGGAGCAGCTAAATGGCTGACAGATACACGGTCTACCAGGGGGACTTTGTTTGCCACACCTGCAAAGAAAATGTCAAGAGTCTAAGGAATTATGTTAATTCAAAGAAACTTACATGGCTTTGTTCAAAAGGCCACATGAGCGTGGTAAGCTTGCAAACCAAGAGAACAAAGAGAGACTATGAGCGAACAGAGCGAGAGTAAGCGAATTGGTGCCAAGCAACACAAGAACAGTGGGCGTAACACAAAAAAGGGTGACGCTACCTGGAAAAACTTTGTAGTTGACTTTAAAGAGGTTGGCAAAAGCTTTACTTTAAACAAAACAGTATGGGCAAAAGCTACAACTGATGCCTTGAAATCTAACGCAGATCCTGCTATAGTAGTAGTTCTGGGTGAAACACAGAAAACAAGACTAGCGGTGATCGAGCTATCGTTGCTAGAGCAACTGCTGGAAGAGAGAGAATAATGAAAATCCTAATGCTGGATATTGAAACAACACCAATGCAGGTTTATACCTGGGGTCTTTGGGACCAGAACATTGGAATCAACCAAATTATCAAGCCTACCGAAATGATGTGCTTTGGTGCAAAGTGGCAGGGCAAAAAGAAGGTTACCTTCAAGTCTGTCCACCACGATGGCAAAGAGGCTATGCTCCAAGAGCTTCACTCTATGATGGAAGAGGCAGACGCACTCATTGGCTGGAACTCAGCAGCGTTTGACCACAAGCACATCAAGAGAGAGTTCCTCGAGAATGGAATGGCACCACCTTCACCAGTCAAGGATCTTGACCTCATGAGTGTAGTTAAGGCCAACTTTAAGTTCCCTTCTAACAAGCTAGACTATGTTGCACAGGCTCTTGGCGTAGGTGCAAAGTTCAAGCACTCGGGCTTTGAGCTGTGGATTGACTGCATGGCAGGAGACGACAAGGCTTGGCGTGAAATGAAGAAGTACCAGGTTCAAGACGTAGTTCTTCTAGAAGAGCTGTATCAGGTATTGCTACCATGGCTTCCAGGATCCAGTAGCGTTAGCATTAAAGAGAAGCGTGAAATCTCTGACACTGAGAAAGTGGTATAATTAACTGATGGAAAACAAAACAACAATTGATCTAGTAAATGGTTTAGCAGAAATAAATGAATACATGGAAGACGAAGAGCTTACTCATGCACTTGTCATGATCTCTAAGCTTATCATTAAGCCAGATATTCCAATTCAGGTAGCCACTATGGAAATTGTTAGACTGCAGTCTATTGCCGCCAAGCTTTCTTTAAGGGCGACATGGATGGCTAACGTAGATAAAGGAGATAGGCCGAAAAAGAATCTATACTATACAGCAGCTGAGGCAGTAAACAATCTTGTGTCAGCCCTGAAGTATATTACTCGGTAACTTAATATGTCAAAAAATTTATTGCAGCACGTTATGGGGGCACAGTCTCCCAAGAACAACAGCCTGGATGGTCTTATTGAAAAGATTAACTCTGGATACATTGCTAAGCGTGGTCCAAGGCATCAGCAGAAGAAGAGCTTTGCACCCTCTACAATTGCCTACGGTCACGGAGAGTGTGCCAGATACTGGTACCTAGCCTTTGAGGGGGGTACCTTTGAAGACTATGCAGACCCATTTGCTGGTGCAAATATGACTAATGGAATTAAAGGCCATGAAAGAATCCAGCAAGCAATAAAAGATTCTGGCATTCTAATCCAAGATGAATTCAAGATCACATACGAAGATCCACCCATCTTTGGGTTTGGAGACGCACTTGTAGACTGGGAGGGTGAAGAGCTTCTGCTCGAAATCAAGACAGCTATGCAAGAAGGATTTGAGTATCGTAAGAAGAGTCGTAAGGCTAAAACTGGACACTTGATTCAGTTGCTTATCTACATGAAAATACTTAAAAAGCGTAAGGGTGTTATACTATATGAGAACAAAAATAATCATGAACTCTTGGCGATACCTGTTGAGGTAAATGATTATTATATTAAGTGGGTAGACCAGACATTTGAATGGATGAGAACAGTTCGCAAATCTTGGGAAGACAAAGTTTTGCCAAAGAAGAACTATCGATCTAATTCAAAAATCTGTAAGACATGTCCTCTAAGGGCAGTGTGTGACCAGGCTGGTGAGGGAGAAATTAAGATTAACTCGCTGGAGCCTATCGATGAAGCATTGTCAATGGTGTGATCAGACTTTCGAGTCAAACATCAAGTATCAAATTTACTGTTCTCCTGAATGCAGGGAAGACGCTACCAAAGAAAAGATTGCTCAAAGGTATGCAATTGCTCGCAGGAACAAAAGAATAAGTCAAAAGAGAACTTGTAAGGATTGTGGACAGGCGTTGTCTGCCTATAACGATGATCCAATCTGCTTCTCTTGTACAGTAAATCCAAAAGATGTTTCAAAAACTTTGAGAGAGATCAAGGGGTTGGCTAATGGTAAAGATAAGTCAGATTAACCCACAGCCCTCTAAGATCTGTGCTATTGATGCAAGTACCAATAGCCTTGCCTTCTCTATCTTTGAGAATAAAGAGCTTAGCTCTATTGGTAAGATCAATTTTAAAGGTGCTACTACCTACGACAAAGTAACCGATGCAGCTGCCAAGACCGAGGCTTTCTTCAGAGAGTATGGCATTCCAGACGCAGTCATTATTGAACACACGGTGTTTATGAATAGTCCAAAGACTGCTGCAGACCTTGCCTTGGTCCAGGGTGGGTTGCTCGGTGCAATGGGGGTAGCTGGAGTAAAGAACATTAAGTCTATTAATCCCATTGCTTGGCAAACGTTTATTGGAAACGGTAGGCTGACCCACGCTGAGAAGGCCGTAATAAGATCTAGCAGTCCAGAAAAAAGTGAGTCCTGGTACAAGAGTAAGGAACGAGAGTTCCGCAAACAAAGAACTATTAGATTTGTTAATACAATATATGATAAAAACATTAGCGATAATGATGTTGCCGATGCTATTGGTATCGGACATTATGCTATCAACAATTGGGCAAAACTAAGTTGACAAGGAGTAGTGATGGCTGCTAAACTATATACGAATCAAGCATGGCTTAAGAAAAGGTATCAACTGGATCGTAAGTCACCACAAGATATTGCTAAAGAGTGCGGGGTAAGCGTAGAGACTATCTATGTTTACTTAGCTAAGTTTGGATTAAGGAAATCAAAACGTTGAGAGTATTGAGGCATTTTATTAAAGTAGCAAAGATGCAGCTGCTTAGAATTACGTGCAAGCATGAGACCTCGCACGAAGCATCCTGCCCATTCACGGGCATGACCTATATTAACTGTGTTAAGTGTTGGAAGAGACTAGGGGTAGTACCAACTAATGAGCAAACAAACCGAGAGTAAAATAACAGAAATTATGCGAGGCATCGAAGAGATGCTGATCGCCAAGAACCGTGCATACGGTGATTCTGCACTAGAGCCAGTCAGGGTATTCTCTAAGACTGATACTATTGAGCAGCTATATGTTCGTATTGATGACAAACTTTCTAGGGTACAGCGTGGGCACGAGTACCCTGGAGATGATACTATTTTTGATCTAGTAGGGTACTTGGTACTACTGCTTATTGCAAAGGAGAGAGATGAGAAAGTATAATTCAGAAGAAATGCTGTCGTTCGACGACATCTTGCTTGTGCCGCAGTACGCCGACATTGCTAGCAGGAAAGATGTTAGTCTAAAGTCTACTATTGGCATTGGAACAAAGCGTAGTATTGGCTTATCGTTGCCGCTAATTGCAGCACCAATGGATACTGTTTGCGAATGGGAAATGGCTGCCGCTATGCGTAAGTCTGGTGGCTTAGGCATTATTCATAGGTATATGCCAATCGAGAAACAGGTGGAGCAGGTAAAGCTAGCCGTAGCTGCTGGTCAAACGGTGGGTGGCTCTGTAGGGGCAAGGGGAGACTTTCTTTCCGAAGCTAGCTTGCTATATGATGCTGGTGCGTCAATGGTACTTATTGATGTTGCCAATGGTCACAGCCAGTATGCAATTGATGCAGTAAAGCGTCTAAGGCAGATGGTGGGAAATCAACATCACATTATGGCTGGCAATGTTTCTACCTGGGAAGGCTATGCAAGACTAGCAGATGCTGGTGTAGACTCTGTTCGAGTTGGTATTGGTGGTGGATCAGCTTGCACAACTAGAGTTGTAAGTGGCCACGGTATGCCAACCCTCGCATCTATTATGGACATTCGAAAAAACTATAAGTATGGAGATGGCCCAGATATTATTGCTGATGGCGGCATAAGAAATTCTGGAGATGCCGCTAAAGCTTTGGCAGCTGGTGCTAATGCTGTAATGGTAGGTCGCATTTTGGCAGGAACAGACGAGAGCCCAGGAGAGGTAGTCGATGGTCGAAAGATCTTCCGTGGAATGGCTTCTAGGGAGGCTCAAGAGGACGGTAGAGGCTCTGTGTCGGGCGTAGAGGGCATTTCAACCACCATACCTTATGTTGGTAAGGTCGAAAACGTTCTACAAGACTTTGAAGCGGGTCTCCGTAGTGCCCTTTCGTATACAGGCGTAGAAAATCTCATTGACTTTCATACCGAGAGCGTGTATAATAGAGTATCAAGTAATTCGCTTAACGAAACTAAGCCTCACGCAAAGGAGTAAGATGGCTCGTCGCAAGAAAGTATCTGCTAAGCCCAGTCCGTTTACCATGGAGCCCTATATGGAAGCAGATGGATTTCCAATCCATGCTGGTGACATTATCAAGGTTAAAGGTGAATACGGCACTAAGTTTCAGTTCCGTGGTGTTACAACCAATACGCTAACTGGTGCAACCTGGG